TTATGTTATGTCTTGGCGCTATCCCAACCCTCCGGGGAGGACTGAGTAGTGCAGAGACTTAGTCTTATCGACTTAGTGGTTCTGAACTTGTAAATGCAGATGATGCTACTGAGTATGCAACAATTTGTGGAGACTGGTCTGTGAAGACTCTGATTCCATAAGCTGTCCATGCAATATAGTCTGTTCCAATCTTTCGGCTCACTGGGTTTGTTGTCAGCGATGGGTTCTTTTGGATTACAAGAGAACATGATCGTGCAAGCGCAAAGATACAGTGAACTTTTTGCTTTACAACAGTCCAGATTGCTGAACCAACATCTGTTGATACCACTACAGTTCCTTTTCCTGCTCCTTGGAGAGTCAAAGTATTTGCAGTGTTATCGTTTACAGCAACGAAGTTCTTAAGAAGTCGTTGTTCAGCTCGAGTTGCTGATGAAGCACCTGCATTTGTAGCTTCAGTCACTGAGGTTGCTCCGGCAGAGTTCAGGAACGCTGCGAAGTTTGCTCGAGTAATATCTACGTCTGATGCGATGTGTACTTCAGTCGCTCCTGTTGTTGCTGAGAGTGTATCCACGAATGTGATCACAACTCCGTTAACAGTAACAATGTCTCCGTTTCCAGGGATCGTTGCCATAGCAAGTGATCCTGTCCAAGCAAGAGCGTTTGAGGTGAAAGTTTCAAATCCTTGGAAGTAACCAGTGTATCCGTTTCGAGATACCTTGTCTCCGAGCATTGTGTCTTTTCCACCAAGGTAAAGCTCAATTGCAGTAAGAATCTCTGGTGAGATCGCTGCAGCTGGCATTCCTTCTGGCACTTCTAGCTTCATCTTTGAACTAAATCGTTTGTGGTAAACCACGTTCTTTAGTCGAAGTTTTTGCATAGCTGTGGTGAACACAGTGGATACGTTCGATGACGATACTACGTGTCCGTTTCCTGCTGTTCCTGAGAATGTTCCATCATCCATTGCTGTTCCGGCTCCGAGGTACAGTTGAAGCAGTACGTCAGCATCAATCTGGTTGATCAAAGCGTTAGCAAGTTTCTGTCCGTATTTTCTTCGTAGAGGAAGGTGTGCTTGTAGTTCGTCAAGGCTCTTGATGTAGATACTTGATTCTTTCTCGTAACTAATATTTAGAGTTTCTTGAGTATCAACAATCGCTTGTGGGTCGTAACTTCCGTCAGCTCCCATGTCGTTCACATCAACATCTGATGCATATGATCGAGCAATCGTTTGACCCTTTGTAAGTGACGCTTCAAGTCGTGAATCAGCAAAGATCTGGTATACAGGCTCTTTGTAGTGAGACATCTGGTACTCAGCTGAGAACACAGTCTTGAAGGTCATTGTGTTTGGATTCATAATGATCTTAAATTAACTTTTAAATGATAATTTTTCGGCCATCTCTATCAGCGGATAGACTATCATTAGTGGAAGAGGCTCCTTCATATGCTTTGTACCAAGATTCGGTTTCGGCTTCGGTCATCTTCGAGAAGTCCGGAGTGGTATCAAGGTCTACGTTAGCAGACGGTTTCAATCCGTTCTTTTCTTGAGGACTTTTAGACTCGAGACCTCTTTTGTTTGGTGACACAAGTTTTGAGAGAACTTCTTTGTTTTTGAAAATGACGTAGTCAAGTGACTGGTTGTGATACTGCTCACTGTGAGCAATCTCGTTCAACTTGCTTTTAACTACCTCAGTGTCTACCTTCGATAGTTCTGGGAAAAATTGTTGTAGAGATGGAGTCGCTTGGTCGAACTCATCATTGAATGATTGCTCATCGTTTTTTGAGTTCACGTATTGCTTTGCATCGTTGATTGATTGTCGGTCTTCTTCAGAGAGAGAGGGAATGTCTTTGGTCATGATCGCTTGCAATTGCTTGAGAGTGTCTGCTGACATGTCGTTCTCTTCAGCGAATCGGTCCAACTCATCTTGAGCACCGCCAGTCTCCTCTTCTGTGGAAGCGTTTGAACCTTTCTCGATGAGAGCCTTCAGTTCCAAGTTTTCTTTCTCTAGGTTCTCGCTACGTTCCTTCTCAGAGTTAAGGTCTTTCTTCTTCTCCTTATACTGCTGATAGATTGAACGTGGTTTGCTAGGTTTATTCTCCTCAGTTGATTCCTCCGGGTCTTCCTCTGGGGTTTCTTCCTCTTGGGGATCAGCTTTCGGCTTCTCCTCTGGAGTGGGATCTTCCTTTGGTTCCTCGGGAACTTCTTCGGTTGGATTGTCTAGCTCTGGTAGATCGATTCCGTTGGCTTTCAATTCTTCCAGGTATTCTTGTTCTTTATCCATAGTTTATTTATTTAGGTTTCGTTTTCACGAAAAATGGTTTTATAGTCATGTTCCATTAACACCGCTGTTCTTAAAACCTGCACAGCTCTGGAAAATCACACTAATGATGTGACTTACAGGACCCTGGAGTTATCAGGATCTTAAAGTTACACCAACTTTCCGTTGGTCGCTGCAACAAACGCTTCTGCTTCTTTCTTTGAAGTAAAGTCTTTGTTTGACATCTGTCCTTTTCGTTCTCCTTCTGGAGTCAGCTCTCGGTAGATAGCGGTGAACTTTCCTTCAACTTCAACCTCCTCAACCTCTTCAAATTCAACCTCCTCAACCTCTTCAACTTCAACCTCTTCAACTTCAACCTCCTCAACCTCTTCAACTTCAACCTCTTCGACTACTTCTTCTACAACGTCTACATCTTTCTTTCTTTTTCCCATAGGTAATTTGTTTATTGATTATTTTTAAATAGTAGCAATAACGAGTTTTTATGTCGCATTTATTGCTTGTTGGATTTCCCTTCGTACACCCTTCACAATTCCCTTCGCATCAACATCTGAGAGCATAAGCTCAAGCATGAGCATTATTGCATCCTGTTTGTTCCACAGGTTGTTTCTCTCATCCTCCGAGAGCTTCCGATCATAGGCGATCTTTATTCCGATGTTCTTGTAGGAGTTTTTAAAGAGCTGAACTATCTCTTCGGTGTACTCGTGTTCCTTCCAAGAAGCAAGACCTTCATGCTCACTAAGAGTCCTCTCCCATTCTTCTAGTGTTCGTTGGTTGTCTTCACGATCGTCAGAGTCGAGGTTGTCGGCAAGGAATATCTTTCTGACCTTATCAAGCTGTGTTGTTTCGTTTGTCATATTATACAATTGCGTTTTCAGAGGTACTCATGGCCTTGCTCATTCCTCCAGGCATTCCTGGGTTCTCTGCTTCTGATTCCTTCTCCACCTGCATCCCCTCTTGTGGCATCTGCTCTTGTCGGCCTTGGTCTTCAAGCATCTTTCTGTCGATGTTGTCCCTTGCTATCTCTTCATGAGAGTTTGCGTATTCGACCATCTGTTGAAACTTCGGACCGAGCGTTGATCGCTTGTCTGAGGCTACGTCTATGATCTTTTGAATGAATGCGATGTTTGCTCCGAACCACATGTCTGGCTTCTTCCCATCATAATGAATTGAATAGCTTCAGCTGCTTTGGCCAGAGCCTTTCGGTCTTGGTATGTCTTCATGTCTAGGAACTCAGCAACCTCCGAGTCATCGTACTCTCCCACTGAGGTGAGGATCTCTTCGTTGAGCTTCTGAGGGTTCACTGTTCCTGGAGCAATCATTCCGAGTGCTTCGATTCTCCTCTCCTTCTTACTCTCTGACTCCTGAACCTTCATGTCTGATGACTCCACAAAGACGTCAATGTCCTTATCGGTGTTGAGGTCAAGCCTTGTGATCTCATCCCAGTCCCATCCACCTTCTCCCATGATTCGTATAGCCATCTTTGAAGGCATGTGATCCTTCAGTCCCCAGACGTATGCTTTTCCAAGATCTCCCATCATGTCTTGGAATGGTTGCGCTCCCCATCCGATTCTCTTTGATACTGACTTCTGTTCTGCAAAGGTCACAGATGCTTTCTTTGATACGTTCTGTACTCCACCCATTGCTAGGTCGGTCGCTCCTGTGTTTCTTCCGAGTGATCCTGTCATCCAGTCGATGAGGTTCACAGTTCCTTGCAGCTCTCCTGTCTTGAACTCGAAGATACCTTGAGCGATCTGTTTAGTTCCTCCCTTTGTATCTGCTGGCACAAGAGCGTCTGGCCTGTGCATAGCTTCATCCAATTTCCGGACATCCTTGAACATGTCTTTATCGTAAGCTCTCGCTCCGAAGTTCCTCTTCTCTCGGTTGGTCAGCTCCTGGTTGAACATCGCTACGATAGCATCTGCTGCCGGGTAAAGATCATCTGCATATGACTTCGATAGGAAGTTCTTCTTGTCTTGGTGAGTTGCAAATGACTTCCAAGGGTAAAGTCCTGATGAGTCCATGTCTTCCCACTTCTCGAACCGTAGCCATGTCTTTGTCCAAGGGTGAAAGCACAGGTAGTACCTCTCTCCGTTTATATTCAAAATGTGTTCAGCAATCCTGAAGACAGGCTCTCCAACGTAAGTCTCGCTTGTTGGATCAAGTCCAAGTGGTTTGAACCTCGCCAGTCGTTCGTTCATGTCTTGATTGTCTCGGTCCGGGAGATACTCTTGATCGGCTGCTCTTGTTGTAAGTAGCTCCACCTGGGTTGCATCGTAGACTCCTGCTTTGACTCCTGCCTCGAGGGATGCTTTTGTCTTCTCCACGTTCTCCACTCCTGCGAAGAGGTGGTTCTCCAACATGTATCCCCCTTCTGGTTGGAAGTTGAAGTCTGTGATGTCGATGTTTGTGATCTCTGACTTGTATTCAGGATCTGAGGTTGCTCGGTACTCGATGATTCCCACTCCTGCCATCATGGCATCCTTCCTTGCCATTCGTAGTTTTGATTCCCACTTACTGTTCTTGTTGGCATCAAGGACTTCCATCTGGAAGGCAGCGTTTACCTTTTGCACCTTGAAGTAGTCTTCCGGCCCTCCATCCTTAAAGTTTAGGATGATCGGTGTATCGTATTGAGCATTAAGAGTGTCGATCATTCCTGGGAAGACTGGGACTGCCACGTTGAATAGCTGTCTCAGCTTCTTGGGAGTCTTACCATCGTACAGCTCATAGTATTTTGTAATCCTTGCCATTCGAGATTTCTTGAACTCATAGCAGGCGTTGATCTGGAGAGTGGCACGACGAACAGCGTCTTGAGCCATTGTCTCTTTCTCTGTGTCTGTTTCAGGAGTTGCCTCTTGGTTTGCGCTTTTATATTCTTGCATATCAATAAATGTATCAGATTAGTTATTTCTTGTCGCACATATGTCTGTAGTAAGCTCTTGCACATCTCTTGCATCTGCCTTTAGCATGGTACTTCACAACGGTGAAGGCCACCTTGCAGTCGGAGCATCGCCCTGATCTCTTTCCGTTTGGAACAAGGGGATTCTTTACAAAAGCGCAGTGGGGGCAGGGATGAAATTGAATGAGGATGTCTCTAGCGATAGACTCTTTGATGTTTGGTATCTTAAACATCTTATCGCAACGGTGACATCTCTTTCTGATGTTCTCAGGCTTAATCATACGACATCATTTAAAGGACTTTCGTATTCTGGTTGCATGAATGGTTCCTCGCAGTTGTTCCTGCACAAGTATCCGTTGTGAGGATCCAGGACAGAGTCCTCCTGGAGCTGCAAGAGTTTACATATCCTGCACCTGAACATTTCATCTCGGCTGTGATGTATATTTAACATACTTTTTTTGTATTAAACTTCCATGCCTGGAGCTTCATAGTCAGGCTGTTGATAAGAGTCTGTTTGAAGGCTCTCCGCTTCGGCTTGGTGTCTTGTTTCGTATGCTATGGCACAAGCCATGAGGATGTCGAAGTGTCGAGTCGTTAGTCTTGGGTCGACCTCGTTCTCCATCAGGTCATCTCTTGAGTATGACATCAGCTCGTTGATGAGGTTCTCGTCTGACAGTTCCAAGTGACCATCGGCCACCGCTGACTTGAGGTTCGAGAGTATTTTGTTTTTAGTGTGCATGTTCGTGTTGTATCCATACTCTCTCGTCTTCGATGGCATACCTGCCCTTTTGTGGCTCACATCCTTGAAGTAGAGGTTGTCGTAGTTGAGGTGACGAAGCCTTCCAATCGTTTGTTCGAACTTGTTGTTCTCCACAGAGATTATACACTCTCCAAACCTGTCTCCCTGACTCTTCAGCTCATCTCCGAAGACAGTTGGATCAATCGTGTTGTTGGCGAAGGTTGCTACGACTTTCGATGGTGTTGTTGAGAAGTCTATAGTCACAGAGGTTGAGGAATCAAGCCCCACTCCTCCTGCAACGTCAGCTCCCATTCCATACCTGTGACCTGGTACATACTTGTGAAAGATCTTGAAGCCTGCGATCTCTCTGACTGGCTCTTTCCTTTCCTGCTTCTTTAGAGAGTCTCGGTCGAAGTACACATCGGCTCCTGCTGATGGTTCACACATATACTCTCCCTCGAAGTCATCAGCGTTATCTCGGATAGTGTTGATCTCTTCGTTGGTGTAAGCGCTAGGCCACGTTGGCTCCCCATCTTTTCGAATGGGAGTGATCAGTGTCTTTCTGTTTAATGCTTTTTTCATAACAAGTTTGTGAACATTACCTCGCTCTGATACATAGTTGCAATTGTAGAGTGCTGCACCTGCCTTTGCCAGTCCATCCTTTGCTTCCTCCACGTTGTCCCAGATCTTCTTGGTATCGACTGCTGACCTCAGAGTCTTTCTTGTTTCGAAGTCATCGAACCATATGAAGTCTGGTCGCGACTCTTCCTGAATATCTCCACGTTGGTCCACTCCTACTGAGTCGGCCTGCATCTTTACTTCGGTCGATGTTGTGAAGACACTCATTCGTTCGGGACGTTTCTCTGTGGTCTTCTGGAATA